CTCACGGTTTCTGCCGTACGTGATGCGATGAATGTAATCGTACCAGGTCCAATGGCAGTGATGAAGTGGATTGAAGCTGAAGTTACTAAAGCTATTAAAGGTGGTAAGGATTACCTAGAATGGGAAACACCTTCAGGGTTTGTCGTTCATCAAAAACTGATGAAACAAAACAAAGTACGAATTGAATTGAAGTTGTTAGGATCAGTTCAAAAAGTAACGACAGCCGTTGGTGATTCAGATAAAGTAGACTTGCGACATCATAAGAATGCCACAGCGCCCAATCTAATTCATTCTCTGGATGCCTCACTATTACACTTATCTGCAATACGCTTCGACGCACCGCTGGCCGTCATTCACGACTCGGTTCTATGCCGTGCTAGCGACATGGATAATCTATCGAGCATTGTCCGAAAGGTATACATGCATTTGTTTGCCGAGAACAACTATCTAAAATCATGGGCGGAACAGATCGGAGCTACATCCGAACCACCCATCATTGGCACCCTCAAACCTGAGGATGTCACAAATTCTACCTATTTCTTTTGTTAACATGGCCGGTCCTAAAAAGGATGACATTGTAATGACTGAGACCGTCACTCTTGATGGTTTTCAGGCTGTTCTGCAACCAGGTAAGTTTGGATACAACCTGTCTGCAATTGTTGAAAGCGACATCATCGATCGACTTGATGAAGATCGTGCCCGACTCCTTGAGTGGGGATTGTCGAAAGTTAAAAACCCTAAGCGTTCAGTGCTGAAGCCTGAGCCATGGGAAGAAGTTGCACAAGGACGTTATAAAGTTAAGTTTAGCTGGGGTGAAGACAACAAGCCTGGCATCGTTGATAGTGAAGGTACAGCGGTTACTAACCCTGACCTGCCTCTCTACGGTGGCTCTAAGGTCCGTCTAGCCCTCTATCAGAAGCCATATGTACTCAAGGATGGTGTAACCTATGGAAGCTCTCTGAAGCTCCTAGGTGTACAAGTTATTGAGCTTGGTGCTGCTGCAGGTGTATCATCTGAATCAGCCGATAGCGATGTATCAAACCTGTTCGACAAGGTTGAAGGCTTCAAAGCTGATACTCTCGAACCCTCCACTGAAACTGCCACCGTTGACGATGACTTCTGATTTCCAATACACGGTCTCCAAAGATGAGATCACGGGTGTGTACAAAGGTACGCTTGACATCCAGCTGCCTCCTATCTGCGTCACCCGATACAAAGCTGATAAGAATGATTTCAAGTACGAGATGTCTCGTGCTGTAACTGAAGTTGTTGAAGCTATCATTGAAAAGCACATGGATGACTGATGGCTTTTCGATCCGGTTTGGAAGAACGGGTCGCTGATCTACTATGTAACCTTGGTGTCTCTTATGAATACGAAAGCACCAAAGTGCCCTATGTTATTCAGCATAACTACACTCCTGATTTTCTCCTTCCTAATGGGGTTTTTCTGGAGTGTAAAGGCTATTGGGATCCTGAAGACAGGCGTAAAGTCAAGAATGTAAAGAAGCAGAATCCTGAGCTTGATATCCGTATGGTCTTCCAAACTCCATACAATAGAATTAGTAAGAAGTCCAAGACTACTTATGCCCAATGGTGCGACAAGCACGATATAAAATGGACGTCATTCCAGGAGATACCTATTGAATGGCTGATCTAGAAAGTGATAGCGAGTTTATGTATCATGACTCCTGCCCAGATTGCGGTAGTAGTGATGCACTCGCTGTCTATTCCGATGAACACACATATTGTTTTTCGTGTCACAAATTGACTCTACCTAACGAATCACACTCATCATTTGATTATGTACCCCTATTGCGAGGACACCCTGTTCAGCTTCGGAAGCGAGGACTATCAGAAAAAACCTGTCGAAAGTACAAAATCCACAAAGACGGAGACAAGCTCCGATTCCATTATCTCGATAGCACTGGAGCGCTGCTTGGCGCGAAGGTCAAGACAGTAGACAAACAGTTCCACTACGAAGGTAAAACTGATGGATCTTTTTTCGGGCAGCATTTATTCCCTACTACGGGAAAACGAATTGTTATTACAGAAGGAGAACTCGATGCGGCGAGCTGCTACCAGGCGATGGAAGGATGGCCAATGGTCTCGCTCCCAAGCGGTGCCGCGAGTGCGAAGAAATCAATCCAACGCAATCTCGAACTTCTTCAAGGCTATGGGGAAATCGTTCTATTCTTTGACAACGATGATCCTGGACGCCAAGCGGCAACGGAATGCGCTAGCATCCTACCACCTGGCAAAGCGAAGATCGCTGTTCTAGATCAATACAAGGATGCATCAGATGCACTCCAAAACAATGACACAGAAGCCATCTGCAGGGCTATCTGGGATGCTAAAGAGTATCGACCAGATGGTATTGTAGAAGGTCGTACACTACTAGAAGTAGTCACAACACCACGAGCAGCAAGTGATTTTAAGTATGGCTTCGATGGGTTGGACAAACTTTTACATGGTGCACGTTATGGTGAGCTAGTAACCATTACAGCAGGCTCTGGCACAGGCAAGAGTTCATTCTGTAGGCACATTGCGACACAGCTGCTACAAGCAGGTAATCGCGTGGGCTACCTGGCATTAGAAGAATCAAATCGCAGGACTGCGTTGGGTCTAATGTCATCTGCTTTAGGTAAGGCTTATCATCTTGGTGAACATGACCATAAAGATCTTATCAACGCTTTCGATGAAACCCTCTCTAAGTGGAATCTTTATCTTTTCGATGGCTTTGGGAGTTACGATCCTGATGTTATTTACAACCGAATCGAATATCTCGCCACCGGACTTGACACCCGAATCATCTTCCTGGACCACCTCTCCATCCTCCTATCAGGATTAGACGGTGATGAACGTAAGACGATTGACAAGACAATGACACGTCTGCGCTCACTTGTTGAACGAACAGGTATTGCTTTGTTCCTTGTATCACACTTACGCCGCACACAATCTGATCAAAACCATGAAGAAGGTGCCCGAGTTACTCTTGGACAGTTGCGCGGAAGCGCATCAATTGCACAGCTCTCTGACTGTTGCATTGCGCTCGAACGTGATCAACAGAACGGATCTCAACACTCTGATACAACAGTGCGAGTCCTTAAAAATCGCTATTCTGGCGAAGTTGGTATCGCCTGTAAACTAAGCTACAACTTAGACACTTGCCGCTTTATAGAAAATGAAACTCAACCCGATTTCAATGCGTCTACCGATTTCTAATACTAATCTGGATCTCCGCAAGCCAACACCACCCACGCCCGAGATGGTCGAACGGGCTAAGTTCGTGGATAAAACCTACGTATGGAAGACAAAGTGAGACTGGAAACAGCACTTGAACAGTTTATGCGTAAAGTAGACATCATCGTGTCTATGGAAATGGGAGGTAAGCTCGAAGCTGAGACAGCATTTCAAAACGTAAAGATGGAAGTAAAAGAGCTGAAAAGGTTACGCAAACTTGGCAAATGATTGTCTTTGATTTAGAAGCAAACGGTTTAGTACATGATTGTACCGAGATCCATTGTATTGTACTCTACGATACAAACGATGACCAAACGGTTGTCTACAATAATGAAGGCGGGGATTGCGATCCTCTTGTTCGAGCTGTTACTAGGCTTGACGATGCCGATTCTATCGTGGGTCACAACATTATATCGTATGATCTCAGAGTCATTAAAAAGCTCTACCCTTTCTTTGACCCGAAAGGTGAGGTTGTTGATACCCTAATCCTTTCACGTTTGTATCATCCAAACATGCTCCAGCTGGATCAGAAGATGCAGTGGAAGGACATGCCCACAAAACTCTACGGTCGCCACAGCCTTGAGTCCTACGGTTATAGACTGTCTGAACGCAAGGGTGACTACGGTAAAGAGAATGACTTCAAAGTCTGGAGCCAAGAGATGCAGGATTACTGCGTCCAAGACGTTGCTGTTACACGCAAATTATGCGACCATTTCCACCCCTACCTGACTGGGTTACGCTAGAGCATCAGGTAGCACAAATACTAACACTGCAAGAAGAGCATGGATGGTACTTTGATGAACCAGCTGCACGGGAACTTGAATGTGCTCTCAGAAAAGAGCTTTCAGATACTGTTGAACTATTATCGCAGCGGTTCCCTTACGTCCCAGGACCAGAGTTTACTCCAAAACGAAATAACAAAACTCAAGGATACTTTCAAGGGTGTCCTTTTACGCGACTGAAAACCTTCAATCCCGGCTCACGGGATCACATAGCATGGATACTAAAGACCTTCGATGGCTACAAGGACGAGACTACTACGACTTCTGGGAAAACGAAGATCGACGAGACGACTTTGAAGAACCATGGAACTGGGCTTTCCCTACAGTTTTACAGGATCCTGGAGATTACGAAGAGTCTGGGGATGATATCCGAAGGCGCGAACGCATGGCTGAAGCTATGTACGAGTGCTAGTCGCATCCACCACCATTGTTCAGTTGGGTGTGCCACTTTTAGAATGGCACATAACAAACCCAATCTAGCCCAGGTACCTAGTGGACCCGAATTTAGACGATTATTTACAGCAACTCCAGGTCAAGTTATGGTCGGCGCTGATCTTAGCGGCATTGAGCTTCGGATGCTTGCTCACTATCTTGCCCGTTACGACGGAGGGAGATACGCAGACATCTTACTCAACGGTGATATCCACCAAGTAAATGCTGATAAGATTGGAATCACCCGTAAGCTTGTCAAAAATGTTACTTATGCGTTTTTGTACGGAGCTGGAGATGTTAAGATCGGATTAACCTATGACAAACAATTACCTCCCAACAAAGCTAAGAAAAAAGGTGCTGAGATTCGAGCAGCGTATGTGGCTGCGATTCCTGGACTTGATGATCTCCTTACTGCAATTAAAGTTGCGGGTGATCGGGGCTATGTTAAAGCCATTGATGGCCGCAAGGTCCTCCTTGATAGTCCGCACAAAGCACTCAACTTCCTATTACAGGGATCTGCTGGCGTAATCGCGAAGCGATGGCTGGTAATAGCTAACCATCACACTCACGATATCTGCTGCTCGCAG